CGGTGTCTGTGCCACCAACACTTTGAGTTGTTTCGGTAAGCATGAAAGTTACATCTTTAACCGCTTTTGAAAGCTGATCAATTTGTTCTTGGTGATAAGACGCTGCCCTGAGCGCTTCTTTAAGCAAGAACTGATGCTGTTGAACCATTTTCTCCGCATTGTCTACTGGGATATTAATAAATTTCATACATTCTCCTTATATCAAAATGATACAAAATAAATTGTATCACTCTTCTTCCATTTCTACCATATCGTCTGGGATAATTGCAAATCGGCACTTGCCTTCGTCTTCTACTTTAATTTCAATAATCTTACAAACCCCGTTGCCATCATACAGAATACAATTTGAACATTTAACGCCAATATCGGCAACATCGTTTTCAGCCGGAGAATCATATCCTGCCCAAACACCCGTTCCGTCTTCGTTAAATTTACCGTATGTTCTGGTAATGGCAATAAGCATGTCTGACAACACTGCCTCTTGCTCGTCAAGATCGTCAGCTACTTTGTTTATACTTTCTTCTGATTTTGACACGGTGCGGTATCCTCCGCCACGCTTTTTATATTCACGCACCAACCAGGCATTGGCGTATGCTGACGGGTAAACATCAAATTTTCTTTTCGCCTCTGCTTTAACTCTGGCGTACAGGCTTGGGTTGGTTGGAACATTTCTAGATGCTTTTTCTACATCTGTAGAAACATTGATTGGTTTTTTATCCTGCCTGGTTTGGGTTGCCTCAGCGCGCCGTTTTCTTCTGACAGCAGATGCAATTTGCGCTGCGCTCATTCGGGCGGCACGAGCTGCCGGAACACACTTTGGGTATTTTCCACTGCTGGCATCAGACCTACCGCATGGGTGAAAACCACCACCGGGTTTTGGTCTAGAAATATCCACCCACCTTTCTCTAAACCAAGTATTTAAATTCTTACCCAAATTTTCTTTTTTCTTTTTTGGCTTGTAGCCTTGCTGTGGATTTTTAATTCCAGATTGCATAGAGCTTGTTGTTACTTCGTTGGCTTTTTCTTGATAGCCGTTTAATCTAGCAGCAAGGCCTTGCAACCTAGCTTTATTCTTTGCTCTTTTCATAGAGCCCTCATCGCCAGATGTGTATGTATAACACATACCTTCACTGCCCCATTTGTAACCGGGTTTGCCATTGTTAGAACAAGAATTAATGGGCATAATTTATAATTCTACCATACTATTCATAAATAGTAACAGTGTCTTTTTGTTCCCATCGTTGCACTGGAATTTTAATTTTCCAAAAATAATGAGCGGCTTCCTCTGAAGAATATATAATCCGAGCATAGGCTTTTTTTGCTCCTTCATCGTAAATTGGACATTTAGCATTAGAGCAAAAATATAAAGCTTTATATTGATGTTTGTCTTCATGCCAATGAACTGCATTAACTACAGTTAATACTGTATTACAATATGGGCATGTTCTAGTAGGGTAGGGGAAATCCTTAATCAGTTGACCCAAGATCATTTTCATCTCCTTCGTTTTCATTTTTTTCCATATCTTCGTTTTCAGAAAACAAATGTTTTTTTAAAATAAAATTAATAATTTCGTCTAATTTAGATCTTGCAATCTCTACCCCATCCATTAAAGAATTTAATTCTTCTAACGACATTGGATAATTTTCTTCTGGTGACATAATAACAAAAACCGGAAGATAACTTTTTTCATAAGGCACAGCTTTAATTATAATTTGTAAACTTCTAATATCTTCTAAATCTGTGTTATCTTCAAAGTTTGAAATTTTCATTTATTTTTTTTAAAATTTTTGTAAATAATTGTATTAAAATCTGACAATGAATCTTGTTTTTTTTGTTTAACTTCATTTTGTTTTTCTGGCTTAATAAAACGAATCCACTGATATGTTAATAAAATTAAAAATGCTTGGATTAAATTTAAATTAACATTTAACAATTGCATACTAGTATACTTTATTCCAACAGAACCAACAGAACACCAAATTAACCAAAAAATAAAATTCGCCATAAATCTCCAATAGTAAATACTAGCAGACAAATAAGAAATTTGTAACTCCCAGAATTTTTTTTATTTTTGTGGTATGCTTACGCATGCCAATGCGTGCTAGCATACTATGTATACTAAGCATACTTAATAAATATATAAACAATAAGTATACTTGTGTACTAAGTATGCTAGTATACGGCGATTAGAATTTTCGTTTTAACCAAAAAAATGATAAAGTTGAGTATGAAAATAATTGCAGTTGCAGAATCAGATGATTATGGTCCAGCGGCAATTCTTGATCCTTCTCATATCACAATTACAAAATTTAATGGATTCTATTTAGCAGCTACGCGATGCGTATTTACTAGTTCACCAATTACTTGTGAAATTTCTGAAAAAACAGCCCTTTCCCTTATGGAAAAAGGTGTACAATGTTTGAATATGTTAGGAACCAACAGCACAGTAGAAACTGAAAAAGAGTAATTTAATGAAAAAAATTAGTTGGTTTAGTCTTAACAATCAAGACGCATCCGGTGAATTTTGGTTTAGTCAGGGCTATCAAGTTGCCGCTCTAGAAACTATTAAAAGTTTGCAGGCAAAAGAATGTGGTGTCTTTTATAACCGAGAAGATATTCCTTATCATGTAAATTTTTGCCCACCTCCTTATTATCAATATAAATCAAAATATACAATTGGCTATACTCCTTGGGAATCAACTAAAATTCCACCACATTGGATTGACAATATGCAAAAATGTGATGAAGTTTGGGCTACATCAGAATTTATTAGTAATGTATATAGAACATATAATGCTAATGTTAATATCTATACAATTCCGCACGGGATATCTCCAAAATTTTCTATTTATGATAGACAATTAACTGGAAGATTTATTTTCTTGCATGTTGGCGGTGACAGTAAAAGAAAAAATGCTCAAATGGCTGTAGATGCTTTTTTGGAACTATATGAAGACGATGACGATTATAGGTTGATATTGAAATATAACAAGTTTTGTACAGCCGAGTGTTATATAGATAACAAACTAATGCCAGCTGTGTATCACCCACAAATTATTGGTATTGGAGATAATTACTCAACTGATGAATTAGTTGAGTTGTACCATAAATGTCACTGCATGATTTATCCAACAATGGGAGAAGGTTTTGGTATGATTCCATTTGAATCAATTGCTACTGGTATGCCAACAATTTTGACAGACGCAACTGGCTGTAAAGATTTTTCTCATTACGGAATTCCTCTGTCAGCAAGTTTCGTCAAGGCTGATTGGCAAGACAATCTTTACGCTGCCGACACCGGAAACTGGGCAAGCCCAGATTTTGATGAGTTGTTGCACTTGATGTCTAGCGTTGTGAATGAATATGATATTTATAAAAAATTTTCTTTAAAGTCTGCAAAAATTTTACATTCCGAGTTTTCTTGGGGAATGGTTGCTGATAAGATTCTAAAGCGTTTAGAGTTTTACGAAAATTCTTTTTTGTAATCCTTAGTAATATTAATTGACTTTAACTTGTTACATAGTAAACTAGTTACTTACTTTTGCGGAGGCTGTGTTGTCATTATTAAGTGTTAATTTTATAAATTCTTATTCTCAAAAACAAGTTCCCTGGGGATTTGGGGGCTTGGGAGAAATTGTATATTTAAGAACCTATAGTAGAAAAGTTGATGGTACAGATAGAACAGAAACATGGGTAGAAACTCTTAAAAGAATTATTGACGGGGCTGTAGAAATTGGAGTCCCCTTTACTCAGAAACAAGCCGAAACTCTTTTTGATCATATGTTTAATTTGCGTTGTAGTGTTTCTGGTCGTGCTTTGTGGCAACTAGGTACACCTTTAGTTTCTAAATTATCAGGAACTTCTTTAAATAATTGTTTTTTTACCAATATTGAAAAAATTGAAGATTTTGAATTATTGTTTGATTACTTGATGCTTGGCGGAGGCGTAGGGTTTTCTGTAGAGAGAGCCAAAATTCACGAATTGCCAAAAGTTAAAAGTGTAGACAAAATTACTGCAGAAAGAACAAGTGATGCGGATTTTATTATCCCCGATTCTCGTCAAGGCTGGAGAGAACTTTTGTCAAAAGTTTTACAATCTTATTTTGTCACAGGTAAATCTTTTACATATTCTACAATTTTAATCAGAGAATTTGGAGCACCGTTAAAAACTTTTGGAGGCACAGCGTCTGGCCCTGGTTCTTTGGTAGATGGCGTTGCTGATATTTGTAAAGTTTTTAATAACAGAATTGGTAAAAAATTGCGCTCTGTAGATGTTTTAGATATTTGCAACATTATTGGCAGAGTTGTTGTTTCTGGTTCATCGCGGCGTTCAGCACAAATTGCCATTGGAGATCCTGATGATGTTTTGTTTTTACGAGCAAAGAACTGGGGTTCTGGCGACATTCCTGCATGGAGATCTAATAGCAATAATTCTATTTATGCCGATGCATATAGTGAGATTATGCCAGAGCTGTGGCGAGGATATGACGGAACTGGTGAGCCGTATGGTTTGCTGAACAGAAAGCTTGCTAGAACTTACGGAAGAATTGGGGAAAAGAATTTAGATTCAACCGTAGAAGGATTTAATCCATGTGCGGAAATTGCCTTGGGTGATGGGGAGTCTTGCAATCTTGCAACCATATTTTTGCCTAATGTTGATTCTCTGTCACAATTTAAAGAAATTAGTAAATTGTTGTACATGGTTCAAAAACAAATTTCTAAACTTTCTTACCCATATGAAAAAACAAACACTATTGTTCATAAAAACTCCAGGCTTGGACAGTCGGTTACTGGAATATTGCAGTGTGATGAAAACAAAATTAAATGGCTAGATGAAGTCTATAATTATATTAGAAAATTTGATACTGAATATTCAGCAGAAAAAAATTGGTCCCCATCTGTGAGACTAACTACTGTTCAGCCATCGGGGACTCTTTCTTTGCTTCCAGGCGTTACACCTGGCATACACCCAGCCTTTGCACCATATTACATCAGGAGAGTGCGTTTTAATTCTGTTGACCCATTAGTAGATGTTTGTCGCAAACGCGGCTATAAAATTGTTTGGGAGATGGGCTTGGATGGTCGTGAGGACCACAGCAAATATGTGGTTGAGTTTCCGTGCAAATCCCCAGAAAATTCTGTCCTTGCTAAAAACATGACAGCAGTAGACCAACTTGAATGGGTTAAGAAACTTCAAACTATTTGGGCTGATAATGCTGTTTCTGTAACAGTTTATTACCGAAAAGAAGAGTTGGAATCTATTAAAGATTGGCTATCCAAGAATTATGATAAATATATTAAGTCGGTATCATTTTTGCTCCATGTAGACCACAATTTTGTGCTACCTCCATATGAAGAAATTACTGAAGATGAGTATAAATTAGCAATTTCAAAACTTGATTTGTCCATTCCGGCTGTTTCGACTCCAGAAAACACACTATTATCACTTGAAGATTGCTCTACCAACGCCTGTCCGGTAAGATAGTGTTTAGAAAATAAACAAATTACATTTGCATTGTTTAAAAATATTCTTTTTTTAATAAAATTGGTGTATACTTGGTGTTAATGGGATACGATACTGTTAAAAAAAGTCAACTTTGGGTTCCAGAAAGAGCTTATGGGGTATGTATGTGGATTTTGCCTAACGGAAAACCACTAATGGATGCCGACAACAATATTCTTTCTGCCCAGGGGCTGGTTGGAGATAGTGTTATTGAACAAAAAGTGTTAGAAGCTGCTATTTATTGGTCTGGTTCTGACGAAGGTGAGGTAGTTTGGGTTCAGGGGGCAAGAAAAGTTTCTTCATCGGAACGAGATGACCAAACAGAGCGTCTTAATGATGGTCTGTTGCCTGACCCGTATGAAGATTTTTTTGATGGATTGAAAAAATAATGAAAGATAAACACATGATACATATGGAAGATGAAGAATCGGTAAATGAACTTGACGATGTAAACTATTTTGGGTTTGAACCAGTTGTGGTCAATGAGGACCCTTTTGCAAAAATTAATTTTAATGATCTTTCATTAAAAATGAAACGCAAAGTTCAAAGGTTGTCTAAAAAATATGAAGGAATAGATGGGCTATCTACCAAATATATTGATCCTGAAACTCTGGATGGCTATTCTTTATACGACATTATTAATCCGCCTTATGATTTAGAAACACTTGCCGGCCTTTATGATTCTAGTGCCATTCATAATGCTTCTGTATCTGCAAGGGTGATGAATACGGTAGGTCTTGGTTTTGAATTTTCAGAAACTTTAAAGGCAAAAAGAAAAATTGAAAAGGTCGCCAGCGATCCAGACAAATTAGCCAGAGTGCGAAAAGTTCTTCAAGACGAAAGGGAACGGCTAGAACAAATTTTTGAAGATACAAATCAAGAGGAAACTTTTATTGAAACAATGGTTAAGGTTTGGCAAGATGTTTTAACAGTTGGTAATGGCTACATTGAGTTTGGAAGAAACAACGCAGGAGAGATTGGGTATATCGGACACATCCCTGCAACTCTTGTTAGAATTAGGCGCAAGCGAGATGGTTATGTTCAAATTGCTAGAAGCAATAAAATATCGGCGGTCTTTTTTAGAAATTTTGGTGATAAAGAAACCGCAGACCCTATTAATGCAGATCCTAATCCGAATGAAATTATTCATTTCAAAACATACTCGCCAAAAAATACTTACTACGGAATTCCCTCTTCCGTGTCGGCAGCAGCTGCGATAGTAGGAGATAAATTTGCCAAAGAATATAATATTGATTACTTTGAAAATAAAGCCATCCCGCGTTATGCTATTGTTCTTAAAGGCGCAAAGCTTAGCAATAAATCAAAACAAGAATTGGTAAATTATTTTAGAAAAGAAGTAAAAGGTCGTAATCATGGAACACTGGTAATTCCTTTGCCAGCATCTATTGGTTCCGAAAGTGATATTAAATTTGAAAAATTAGAAG